TGCTTTTGTATTGCATCACAACCGGGGCTTCATTTTCCGGCGGGACATCATATTGGGTGTGCGACGAATGAAACCGCTGCGAGATCCAGATGATCTTTATGGCGACGACGTCGTAGCCCAGCTTGTTATCGCGGTGCGTCGCAATGGAGCCATGTCCGTGGAGGGTTGTATCAATAACGAAAGTTATGCGCTCGCGATGCTAGATAATGCGCGGGACACCATAAGGAATCACAACCTGAAGCGTAAGATAAACGGCGGTGGAGCTATCATCATTCCGCCGGGGGCAACGGGGTTGCACAAATGACAATGGGAATCGGCTCGACATGTAGCGCCATACAAAATGGCAGGTTGCAAATACCAGATGAGGAGAAATGTTGGTATGTAAACAGATCGTGCTACAATTTTTTTCCTAGACGCCGGTCTCCTCAAACATTCCGACAGTATGCCCCGTATTTTGAGTTGTGGACAAGGCCGAGCATGTCATCCGATCTGAGTACGAACCTCAGCGATTGGGAAATGAATTGTGCCTGCGATATTCTCGAATACCCAATCGGAGCAGGGAAAAGAGGCGATTATTTCGTGAACGGACGAATCGTTGACACTGGCGCCACGCCTGTGTCTGGCGTTACGTGTTTTTTATTCCGGGCATCGGACGAATTGTTTGTTAGCCAAGGCATAAGCGATGGCGATGGATATTATTCGCTGCCCACGCCATATTCCGGCGTTAATCATTTTGTTGTGGCTCAACTCGATGCCGCACAAGATATAGCCGGGGCGACAATCGGTAACATTGTCCCGACTGCATCTTAATGGCCAACAACACGATCATCGTTAGGCCGACCGAAACGCCGGTCGAGAATGTAGAGATAGGCGAGCGCATTGCGGATGCAGCTGCGGCAACGACCACCATCGTAATCAGGGATACAGCCACCCCTGTAGAGACAGTTATAATAGGGAGCGGCACGCCAGAAGGTGCTGGAATTACTGGGGCAGGAGCCGCGACAGTAGCGGGGATAACGGCCGCATCATCTGGTACTATAGATATAGCTGGCGCATCCGCGGTGACATTGGCGCCTGCGACTGTGGCGGCCGCTGGCGCTGTTTCGCTCGATGGTGCTGCATCTATTGGGATAGATGCAATAGTGCCGACATCTGCCGGCACAGTCTCAGTTTCCGGTGATCTATCTCTAGGCGTCGCGTCTGTCGGAATATCGGCGCAGGGCGTCGTGGATATTGTAGGCTCGTTGTCCGCATCACTTGACGGGACAGCCATAGAGGCTGCTGGAACTGCGCAGAGTGGCATAGCAGGAGCGGCGAATATATCTCTCTCCGGGTTTGCAATTGCGGCGTCCGGTGAAATAATCGGAGCCCAGCAATCCCAGGCTATTCAGCACGGCATATCGCATCAAGTATTGGCCTTCCTGCTGGCAAAAAAGAAACAGCGCGAAGAGGAAGAGAAATCAAAGGACAAAGAAGAAAAAGAAAAGGAAGAAGCATCACTTGCCGCCGCTGCAGTTGACCATAACAACATTTGGTTCATGGCCGCATGATCATTGAGCGGGCGGTCATAACCATCGTCTGCATGGGTCCGTCGCACGCGGAATGGTTACAGCAAACTCCATACGGCATGGCACAGTTCGGAGAGGTGTGGACTATAAACTGTGGCGGACGATTTTTTCCTCACGATATGTTGTTCGACATGCACACAAACGAATGGCTAGAGCGCCATAGGCTCCTGCGGGAAAAAAAACGTCGGCTAGAATATATGGGGAGAACGAAGCCTGTCGTCATGCCATACGCGGACCCAGATATTCCATGTTCCGTCGCGTATCCATTGCAGGAGGTAATAGAATTGACCGGCGATGACTATTTCGCCTGTGGTCCATCCTACATGCTGGCGCTAGCATTGGTAAGCGGGTGTCAAAACCTGAAACTATATGGCCTCGACTTCTCTGCGCCGCACGGCATCGGACATAGCGAACGAGGACGGGCTTGCTGCGAATATTGGGCCGGGCGCTTGATCCAAAGCGGCACTCACGTCGAGGTCGCGAAAACATCGCAATTTATGGCAGGTGCGGATCGTACGTTGCACAAATTATACGGATACTGACATGACACACCATCGCATAGCCTCGCGTCTATTCAACACGCCCCTTATGGTCCATCCAGGAAAGGCCGCTGCTATCCTGGCAGGCATCGGTGGCCGCATCGTCGATGGGCAGATTCATATCGCTGGAGGGTTCGAGCCGATCGGACACCGGGCCGGCACCATAGGTGACAGACTCGGTCGAGAGATGGAGCGCCGGGGACGGAAACCGTATGACATGGTCGGCAACGTGGCTGTAATTCCCATTGAGGGGAGCCTCGTCCATAAAGGCTCGTTCGTGGAAAGCGAAAGTGGCGAGACATCGTATCAGGGCATACAGACAGCAGTAACGCGCGCCGCCGCAGACAACGCGGTAAAGGCGGTTGTTTTCGAGATTGACAGTTACGGAGGAGAGGTGTCCGGGGCGTTCGAGACGTCCGACATGATTTTCGGTCTGTCAAAACTAAAGCCGACGCTATCCATATTGTCAGATAGCGCATATTCGGCTGGATATCTAATGGCCGCTGCTGCACGGCAGGTGGTCATACCGGAACAAGGCGGAGCAGGCTCCATTGGCGTAATCACCATGCATACCGACATGTCGCGCGCTATCGACGCTGCCGGTCTCACGGTGACAATTTTAGCGGCAGGCAGCCATAAGGCCGACGGCAATCCATTCGAGCCGCTGCCGGATGGCGTAAAGAATACCATTCTCGCTGAAATCGAAGAAGCGCGGCGCGTGTTTGCCGGGCGATTGGGCCTCTACCGCGGCTCGCGTCTAACATTCGAGAAGGCGATGACGACTGAGGCCGATAGTTATATCGGGACCGAAGCCGTCAGGCGGGGCCTGGCTGACGCCACCGGGCACCCTTCGGAAGCGTTCAGGGCGTTTCTCAGTGCAGTCAACCGGGCCTGATCCGGTCAATCGAAAGGACAGAGTAAAATGACACAGCAAACGCTGTTGGCAGCCGTTGCGGCTGCTGCGGCCCAACCTGTTCGTGCACTCAAGGAGGACGTGGATAGTGCCACGGAATCCAGCGGCGCGGACGAAAGACAGGAACAAACTGACATGGATGAAAATGAGATTTCTGCCGCTGTCAAAGCGGAACGCGAACGCATCCTGGCAATTCAGGCGGTGGCTTTTCCAGGACAGGAAAAGCTGGCATCTGACATGATTGCCAATGGCGTCTCGGCCGGCGAAGCCGCCATGGCATTCAACGCCGACCAGAAGGCAAAACTCTCTGCCGTCTTGAAAAATTTCGAGGCGGATGAGGAAAAGGTGAATGGCCTGCGGTCGGAATATTCCACCGCGAACAAGCCAGCCGCGAACGATGCGTTTGGGCATTTGAGCGGCGAACAGAAATGGAAGGCGGAATATGCCGCGGACGACAATCTCCGTCAGGAGTTTGAGCGCGAGGCGGATTATGTGGCCTTCAAGAAAGCGGACGCGCGTGGCGCTCTCCGTATCCTCAAGAAGTAAGGAACGCAATCAATGACCACTCTTGCAGTTAATTTGCCCCGCTCTTATGAGCTTGGCACCCGGAATGAGTTTCCGGTTATCGCGTCCGACATCATCTATGAAGGTGCGGCGGTCGGTATTGTCGATGCAACCGGCCACGCGCAGCCTTTGGTCAATCCCAATCGCTTCGCAGGCTTCGCGGAAGCGAAGGCCGACAACTCGACCGGCGCAGCCGCCGCGATCAATGTCCGCGTCATCGAGAGCGGCAAGGTGCAGCTCTCCGTCACGGGAGCCGTCATCACCGACCTCGGTCAACCGGTCTATGCCACGGATGACAACGCCTTTTCGTTCTCGCCCGTGGCCGGTGTTTTCATCGGGTTTGTGCATCGTTTCGTATCGTCCGGCGTTGTGATCGTCGCTTTCGACGCTCTCAACTACCGCGATCCATGGGCGCACTACACGGTGCGCGAAGCGTTGTCCGGCATCAAGACCTTCGATGCCGAGGACACTGGCAAGCTGTTTTGCGTCGATAGCGGCGCGGACGGCGCGGCCCTCACTCTGCCGGCCATCGCAACCGGACTTGATGGCGTCGCCATCATGGCCGTCAGCGCTTTCGGCACCACTCAGGTCAAGATCGATCCGGCAGCCGCCGACATGATCCTTGGCCCGGACATCACCGGGGCAGATAACAAGGATCTGCTGCTCACCAAGGCCACGCAGCGCCGTGGCGATTTCGTCATTTTGGGCGGCAACGACGCCGATGGATACGCAGTGCAAGCCATGCGCGGCATCTGGGCTCGCGAAGCCTAATTCTGAAAAGGAACAATCACAATGGATCAATCTCTCCTCTCCAGCCGAGCCATCATGGGCATGTACGTTGCCCGGCTCGAAACCAATCCGGGGCTATCCTGGATTGACAGTGTGTCCAATCTCTTTTCTTCCGATCAGGCATCGGAAACCTACAATTGGCTTGGCCAGTCGCCGGCCATGCGTCGGTGGGTTGCCGGTCGCCAGGCGAAGGGCTTTTCCGGCCAGGGTGTCACCGTGGTCAATGACCACTATGAGGCCACCATCGAGGTGCAGAAGAAGGACGTCCGCCGCGATAAGACCGGCCAAATTCGCGCCCGGATGGAGGAGTTGGCGGACCGTGCGGTGACGCATTGGGCCAGCCTTCTTTCCACATTGCTGCTGAATGCCCCCTCAACCGTTTGCTACGATGGTCAGTACTTCTTCGACACCGACCACTCAGAGGGAGACAGCGGAACGCAGGATAACGATATCACGGTCGATATCTCTGCTCTGCCGGCGTCCGTGCATGGCAGCGTGACGGCTCCGTCCAGCGAGGAAATGCAGCAGTCGATTGTGAAGGCCATCGCGCAAATCCTGTCATTCAAGGATGACCGCGGGGAGCCGATGAACGAGAACGCCAGGGCATTCTCGGTCATCGTGCCAACGCCGCTGTATATTCCGGCTCTGGCGTCGATCAATACGCTGACGACTGCGGCGCTATTGCAGAACGTCAATCCGGGCGTGGTCATGCCGGGCATGACTGTGGACGTGCACATGAATCCGCGCCTCACCTGGACGGACTCGTTTGCCGTGTTTCGCACCGACAGCCCGATCAAGGGGTTGATCCGGCAGACGGAACAGGAAATTGAACTGAAATCGAAGGCCGAAGGATCGGAGTTCGAGTTCGACAACGACGCATGGCAGTTTGGCATCGATGCGTGGCGGGGCGTCGGCTACGGCTACTGGCAGCGCGCCTGCTACGTCACCATGATCTGACGATAACAGGGAGGGGCAATCATGCCCCTCCCACTTTTGAGAGGAAATATAGGCGATGATCAAGGTTAAGGTGACGGCCATGGAGCTTTCAGTCAGCCCGATGGCGAGACTTGCGCTGTCGCGCCTGCAGGCCCACGACCGCGCACATAACCTCGAAGAAATCGGCGGCGGCATTTACGAGACGAAAAGCCACGTCCATTTCAAGAAGGGCGAAGTGCTCGAAGTCGAGACCGTCAGCAAGGCCGATATGGGTCGGGTAGAAATCGTGGGCGAGGTTGAGATCGACGCACCGCCCGTCGCTCAGGCGATTGTGGAAACACCGCGCCGGCCAGGTCGGCCCAGAAAGATTTGACTATCATGGCCGTCGAAAGCGCAGCAGATCGCGCCACGTTTCTGAGTGCCGACGACTTCGGCTCGACCGTGACGTATGTCTCCGCCAATACCGGCACCCCGGTTTCCATCACCGGGATTTTCGATGCCGAATACGTCGAATACCGCACGGATGGGGATGCGGCGGTAGCCTCTGTCTCCCCGATGTTTCTGTGCCGCACGGCGGACCTGGCCGCGACCGACAACGGCGGCGACGAAGGCGACTACGTCGTCATTGGCGAAGAAACCTATGTCTGCCGGATATTCAGGCCGGATGGGACGGGGATGACGGCCATCATGCTTGAGAAACAGTAATGGCCCACTATCGCACCACGATACGAAATGCCGCCCGCGACATTCTCATGGAACTGCCGACGACGGCGGGGCGTTGCTACGTCTCAAGATATTACCCGGTGGCGCAAAACAAACTGCCGTGCCTTTGCGTCTACACGCTTTCCGAAGCATCTGAGCCGCATCGCATAGGAAGCGGTCGCGCATTGATGCGGACACTTGAACTCGTCGTCGAGTGCATCGCAGAAGCCAATGACGTTCTCGATGACCGTCTGGACGAAATGGCATTCGAGGTGGAGGAAGCCATTGGCGCAGATACAACGCTCGGACTTCCAGACGGAGTGTACGACTGTACGCTAACCGGCACCCGCGTCGGGCTGCGCCAGCCGGGTCAGGAAACCGAAAAGCAGACCGGGTCGGCGGTACTGACTTTTGAAGTCACCTACAGGACGCTTCTCGCTTCGCCGGACACGGCGGCAATTTGATCACATACAAGGAGAATTGAAATGGCCACACATTGGAGCGGAACGGCGGGGCTTGTCGCCATCGGCGCCACTCTTTCGACTGCTTCGCTGGTTGCTGAAATCACCAAGTTCTCGGTGGAAGAAGAGATCGGCTTGGTGGACGATACTGCCATGGGCGATACGTCGCGGACGCATATTAGCGGCGCCGGCATCCGCACCTGGACGGCTACCATCGAATGCCATTGGGACGATACCGACACGACCGGTCAGACGGCGCTATCCATCGGCGCATCCGTCACCGTCAACCTTTGTCCCGAGGGGCGCGCGGCTGGCGACCGCTATGCGAGCGGCACTGCCAGCGTGGTCAACAAGGGCGTCGATGTGCCGATGGAGGGCACCATCACATCTGTCATTCAGGTGCAGGGCAACGGCGCCCTGACGTGGGGCGTGGCCGCATGACCAACAGGATTCTCGAACTGGCCATGGCTCACTACGACGCCCGCCCGCAGGAATGCGTCGAAGTGCCGGAATGGGGGCCGCCCGGCGAACCTGCCAAGCTCTACTGGCGCAAGGCCAATCTGGCGACCATCGCCAAGATCGGGGCAGAGAGTAAGGGCAACAATGCCGAGTATATGGCCCGCATGATCTGCACGATCTGCACGGACGTGAATGGCAAGGCCATCTTCAACGCCGCCGAGCACTTCAAGTTGACCAAGTTCTGCGATCCGCAGGTTATTGTGCGCATCTTCGAGGCAATCAACAGCGCCAACAAAATCGATATTGAGAGTGCGGAAAAAAACTCCGAAGCGATGGCCTCAGACTGACGGTCTACCGTCTGGCTGACCGGCTACACCAGCCGCTATCCGTCATCGAACAGATGACATGCGATGAAATAGCAGGCTGGCTCGCCTACTTCCGCATCATCGAAAACGAGCGAAAAAATCCGAGGCTGGTCATATGACAACCAAAGCACGGCTCGGTATCGACATTCTCGCGGCAGATCGGACGCAAGCGGCATTTGCTTCCGTTGATCGCAACATGAGGGGACTCAACAGGTCAGCCAATCTGTTGAAGGGCCTCTTCGTCGGTAATTATGCGGCTGGTTTCGTTTCCAGCTTGGTTCGTATCAGTGCGCAAACAGACCCGGTGCGGCAGTCGCTGGATCAGTTGTCGCAATCTTGGCAGAATTTTGCCATGCGCGTCAGCGGCGGCGGTTTGGGCGATGGCCTTCTGCGGCTATCGGAAGGGCTTAAGAGCATACTCAGTGGCGCCAACAACCTCGATACGGTTCTCGGTGGGGCATTCAGCGCCACGCTGACGATGGTGACTGGCCTTATAGGCAATGTCGCGGCAGTCGCCGTCAAGACGGCCGATGCCATTAATCTTCTGAATGTGGCCTTGAACAACTTTGGCGGGGCCGGGTCGTTTTTCGACAAGCTGTCGGCAATCAACGACGCGGTGATGAAATTTGCGCCTGGCATTCAGGGGGCACAGGCCCTCGGCAACGCCATAGGTTATCTGAACGAGCGGGCCGGCGGAGCGGCCGGCGGCGTCGATGGAGCATCGGCCGCCGTTGACCGGCTCGGTATAACAACGTCGAACGCAGCTGAGAAAACCGGATTGCTGTTTGGGCGCTTGGCGGACGGGACGCTGGTCATCGACAAGGCCACTGCCAAAACGAAGGAAATGCAGCAGGCGACGGCGGAAGCCGCCAAGTGGCAGCGCATGATGGGAGACTTAACGTCCGCCAGGATGCGGCGCGAAGAAGAAGACAAGCAGCGGATGATCGATCTGAATGACAAGCTGATCGCGTCCGAAAAGGAACGCCAGCAAGTGGCAGGGCAGGCAGCGCAGTCCATTGCAGGCGACATGCAGAGCCTCTTGCAAACAGCAGTGACAAACTGGAAAGGCCTGGGCGATGCAGCCATTCAGACGCTGCAAAATCTTTCGATGCAGTTAGCCAGTGCAGGACTATTCGGCTCCGGGCCTTTCGCAGCGTTCATGGGGACACAAGGAGCAAATGGTGCGCCTGGCGGCTTTCTAGGCGCCTTTCTGGCGAAGTTGTTTGGTTCGATGAATTTTGGCGGATTTTACGCCGAAGGCGGAACACTCGGGGCTGGAAAGTGGGGCATCGCCGGCGAGAAGGGCCCTGAACTGATCAAAGGCCCGGCCGAAGTCATTCCCGCTCGAGATATGGGCGGCGGCACACAGGTCAACATCATCAATAACGCGGGCGCGCAAGTGAAACAGCGGACGACGCGCACAGCAGATGGTGGCCAGCGTGTTGACGTCATCCTATCGCAGGCGCTCGATCAGGTGCTACCGGGAAAACTCAACAAGATTCTGCCCTCGCAATGGGGGCTGCGTCCTCAGATGGCGGGGCGTAGCTAATGGCTGTCTGGCCACCGCAGCTGCCAATCAAACCATTGGCTGGCTCATACAAAAAAACCGTCCTGCCGAATGCGGTAACATTCCAACCGGATGTCGGTGCCCCCATCCAACGCAGGCGCTATGAAGGATGGACGACACAGGAGACGTGGAGGAATATCCTGACGGCCGAGCAGGTCGTTATTCTCGACGAGTTTTATTTTGTCACACTGCAGCATGGGGTCCTATCTTTCATAGGACACCTAGTTGATGGAAGACCGAGAGAATGGTGGTTCGAGCCAGAAACCCCGCCGGATTATGATGATATCCCCGGCGATGACGGCAGATATGTGACTCTCTCAATGAGATCGGCGTCATAATGCCCATTCCGACCGCCGTCCTACGCTCGCTGTTTTCGCGGCGCAGTGGCGATCCGCTCATATATCTGCTGACTATAGATCACGCGTCATTTGGAGCGCCTTACCGCTTCTGTACCAACGCGACGGGGCATGACGTGGTGTCGAACGGCAACACATTCAAGGCAGCACCCTTCACGCTCTATTGGCCGGATGAATCGGACGAAATTCCATCGGCGCAGCTCGTTGCTGTTAACGTGGATAGGGAGATTGGCCTAGCGCTTGAGGCCATCAACGGGGCATGCAGTGCCCAGATCGAGGTGGTGATGGCCAGCGATCCCGATACGGTATGGAAAACCGCGCAGGATTTTGAGTTACGGGGCTGCAAGTGGAACGCCATGACGCTGGAGGCCATCATAACCCGCGAGCCGATACATACGGAGCCTATCCCATGGGTATCAGCGACACCGAGGCTTTTCCCCACCATTCACCCATGAGGAATTGGAACGATTACCTGCAAATCCCCTACCAGGCGCGCGGTCGCGACTGGACCGGCGCCGACTGCTATGGCCTCGTGCGCCTTGTGTTGCTCGACATGGGCGGTGCTGTCATGCCGCTGTTGCCGGGCATGGACGACAATGGCGTGGCTGGCGATCTTGAATTGCTGGCCATCCAGTGGCACCATATCGACTTCGAGGATGCGCGGCTGCTGGACGTGGTGAAGATCAGGACACTCGCAGCAGACGGCGGTCCCGCTGATACGCATGTCGGCATCGTGGCCCCCCGCGACATGCTCTTGCACTCCGAGGCATCTTATGGCGGGCCGCACATGACGCCGCTGTCGCAGATCAGGCGCCGTATTCGAGGCATCTATCGTCATCCGGGGCTGGCATGAAATCTGAGATTATTGTTGCTCCCGAGTTATTTTCCGGGAGGCGCAAAGTTTTGCAAATATGGGAGCCGGGTCTTAGCCTAGCTGAGATAGCTGCTCGCATCGATGAGCCGCGTCCCGCGGTACTGTTTGAACATGGTGTGGCTTTCGTCAATGGTGATCGCATCTGGCCTGAACAATGGCATATGGTGCGGCCAAAATACGGAACGCCAAACAACCGGACTGTTGTGCAGTTCTTTATCGTCCCGCATGGAGGCGGGCGCATTCTGCAGCTGGCGGCACAGGTGGCTCTGATTGGATTGACCTCCGCGGCATTTGCCATAGGCGGGCCACTCGCGGCCGGAGTGGTCGGATATGCCGGACAGTTCGCAATCAACGCCCTACTGGTGCCGCCGCCCAAGCAGCCGAAGACCGGCCGGGAAAGCATATCGGCAGGCATCTCCGGCAACCAGGCGCGGCCCGGCGATCTGCTGCAACGAATTGTCGGCAAGGTCCATTACTCGCCACCGTACCTGGCGGCGCCGTTTTCATATCTCAGTGGTCAGGACGTCTATGTCGAGGGCGTGGTGGGTCTTTACGGCAATCACCAAGTCACTAACATCAAGGTCAACGGTTCCGCTATCGAGGAAAACGAAACCATAGAGGATTATGAGGTCAGGGAGGGAACACAATCGGGTGCCGACCTAGACGACGTGACGATCTGCGCCAAAACTGTCTATGAGGACCGACCTGGTCAAACGCTGTCGAATTTCCATCTCCGAACAAAGGATGGTGAGCGGGACAAGCTGTATAATCAGACAAATCCAGACTCGTCCAAGTCCAAATGGGCGAGCTTTTCGATGAGGCATCCAGCGCGGATATTTCGTGTCCGCTGCCACTTTCCACAAGGGTTGCACGATAGTAAATTCAACAACTCGACTGGGATGCCAATGCGGTTGAGGATTAGAAAGAGGGGAGAAACGGCATGGCGTAACATGCCGGAGTTTCATTGGCAGGAACGCTTCAAGATTGGCCAGGAGTATCGCCAGAATTTTACTTTCATATTCGACACCGATCCCGGTACATTCGCGCTCGAAGATAACACCACATTGGCGACATACGCTCTATGGAAGGCAAATGCCGGAATAGGGGAGTGGTTAGCTGACAACTACTTTGTGACGGCATCGCCCGGTGGACTAAATTCTGCCGGCCATGTTTACAAGGATGTTGACGGCTTCACGATTTATCTCGAGTCGGATCAATTTCCCATCGGAGAGTATGAAATTCAGGCTATCCGCGGTCTGGCTTATAGCGCGTCGGGCAACAAGGTATTCAACGCCAATGGCTACACGTACAACGGTGACCATTTGAACTGCCAGTTTTTTGACTACAAGACTGACGGCGGTGGCGTACATCGAATATACCTATCGGACTTGGTACAGACTTCTTTCTCATCGGAAGTAGTTATAGAAAGCGTCACCACCGAAAGCGACGACTACCCACTACCAGATCAAAACGACGTTCCGATGACACTCATTGCCGTGAAGGCAAAGAACGGCAATATATCGTCCATCTCCGCAGATTTCTACGGACGTTCCGAAACGTGGAACGGCGTTGATTGGAATACGGTGGCCGTTACCAAAAACCCGGCAGCGCATTTCCGCGAGATTGCGCGGTCCTCAATCTCAAAAAATCCGTACTCTGCAACATCGTTTGATACGGTTGCGGTTGAGGACTGGTACGACTATTGCACGACCGAGGGCTTGGAATGCAACGCTGTGCTATCTGGTCCGATGGACGAAATGCTATCTCTTGTAGCGTCGGCTGGGCACGCCACTCCGAATTATGGAGATCAGGTATCGGTCGTTGTGGAACATGACCGATCCGCCGATACCATCATGGACGTGCTCACTCCACTCAACAGCCGCAACCTTCGGAACAGCAAACCGTTCGACACTATCCCGCACGGCATATATGCGGTGTTTTCCGATGAGGATGACGACTATAGGGATCGTCAAGAAACGGTATATGGCGACGGCTATGACAGCACGAATGCAACGCTATTCCAGCGCATAGAGTACCGATCTATTACGACAGTACAACAAGCGCAGAGGCGGGCGTTGATCGACTGGCGGCAACTCTACTATCGTCAAATCATGCGGGAAATAGACGCCGGAGCCGAGCACTTCGCAGTCAACAAAGGTTCGCTGATTCTGCTTAACCACGATGTCGTGTCGGAGCAGCATTTGTTCGGGTTGATTGCCAGCGTGACTACCTCCGCAGGCAATGTTGTATCTATCACTCTCGAAGAGCCGGTTGATTTAGCTCTAGTCGGTGGTGCGGTAGGCGTGGCGATCCGAACCGCTGAGGGTACGATCCTCGAAAAGGCTATTACGGAGACCGGATACACAAGCACGTTGACTTTTTCTACACCGTTTGCTGATCCTGGCGACTTGGAGGAAGGTCAACCGGTTGGCATTGGTCCGGTCGCATCGCAGTCCAAGCGCGTGGTGATACACTCAATCAGGCGGGCGAACGACCTTGAGGCCACGCTATCGCTTGTTGATGAGGCGCCGGAAATCCATGCCGCAAGCGGACTGTCTCTCAATTTCTCTCTGGCGACGAATTCCACCTACATTCCGATGGTGACATAAAATGGCTGACAATATCAGCATCAAGGACAGTGCAGGCGTCGCTAAGGATGTCGCCTTCAAAGACGTTTCCTCGGTCTATTTTGCCCAGCACGTGATTTATGACTCGGCTGGCGCGGAACTCAAGGGTCAGAAGACATCGGCGAGTTCGCTGCCGGTGGTGTTGCCGAGCAATATGCAGCTGCTGGGGATGCAGGTTAGCTCTGTATCGGCGACAATTACGTTGCCCAATCCGGCCACAGCCCCCGGCGTATATGCATCCGGCGACATTGTTGCAAACAACGCCACACCTGGATCGGTAACACCGTGGACATTCAGCAACGCCGCACGCATTACCGCTGGGCCTGGGGTTGTCCGATCTGCCCGTATGAGGAAATCGACGACTTCATTGACGAATGCCGCATTCCGGCTGCATCTCTACACGGCAAGCCCTACGGTTACGAATGGTGACAATGGCGTGTTCCTGACGGTCGGTGCCGGTGCAACTCCGACGTGGATAGGATCAATTGATTTTCTGCAAGCGAATTTTTATGCGTTCAGTGACGGCGCTGCATGTTCGGGCATTCCAACAGTCATTAGCGGCGGCCTGCATTTCGAGCTGGCGAGCGGCAAGGCCATTTATGGACTGCTTGAAGCGCGTGCCGCCTACACTCCCGGAGCAGGAGAAGTCGTCGTGCTCACTGTTAATGTCGATTCTGCATAAGCCATGCCATTCATCGGACAAGTCTGGAGAGATAAGGTCATTGAGTTTCTGGAGTGGACTAATCATGCCAAGGACCCAACAGACAGCACCAGAGCTGACTTCGATTTTGAATTGCAAATCAGGCGGTTTGAAACGCCTGCAGCAGAGGCGCCGCTGGTCACGTTATCGACCGTTAACGGAACTCTGGTAGGCATTCAAAAGGAAGCGGCACAAACAAACGGCACACCGTCGACATCTGGACAAAATAATGGCATTCGCGTCAATGCGGATGCCGGTGACATATCGGCGATTACAGAGCCTGGAGACTACAAGTGGGACGTTCGGCGCATCAACAACGACGATCCAGCCGGAGCGCAGGGGGATGATTGGCTTGTCGGCGGGCAGGTCACGTTCTACGAATTAGAGGTTATCACTGCATACCTGGCGAGTAACCCAGACGATGCGTCTAGCATGTCTGTATTGTGGCGATGGAATGATAGCTACTGGGGCCGAGTATCTACAATTACCCTGGAATCTCACGCTTGGCTCAATGGCGCAACGCTCGAATCTCTAGGCGGTGACGCGCCTGTCTTGGCTTTCAAAGGTCATCGCGGTCCAGATTATACGCCGGTTGTAAGCAATGTCGGGGACACAATCGCGCAGATTGACTTGAAAGGATTTGACGGCCTGCGGTGGTCATATGGAGCCCGGCTCTATGCCAATGTTACCGGAACGCCTGACTCCGGTTTATCGAAAGTTCCGGCAACCGTTTATCTGGAAGTCAACCAAACGACGATTGCCGAATGGTCCTCAACGCGCATGACGATGACCGGGGGCTTTTTCCTTAACAATGCTGTCGGCACTGTTAACAACGCAATGTCGCGAGGAAAAATCGATCACGCCTTTGGCCTACCGGGTACAGTTCCATAATTCCTGCAACATGGTGGCGATATGCCGATATACAACACTACGCCGCGCGCCAATTTTGAAATACACCGAGGCGCTCCGAATCCGATTGAATTTGTGCAGACCGATGACACAGGTGCCTATGTGCAGTTCGATAGCACCCTGACATTCTCGGCCGAGACGTCAACTGGCGTTTCTATCAGCAAGAGCGTTGGGTCCGGAATAACATTGTCGATCTATGATAGTACGGCAAATGCAAAGGTATCAATTCAGCTCTCGACCGCTGAAAGCGAGACTATTCCTCTGGGCCTCAATACCGACTATGAAATAGTCAAAGGGTCGGCTGGATCAGAGCGCGGCGTGATGATTGGCAAATTGAATGGCGTCGGGGAGCTTTACGTATAATGGTCGAGACAGTCCGTATTATTT